TGTGCCGCGAAGGGCCATTGGATAGTTATGGTGCGAGAGCTACATTTAAACTTGGAAAACATAACATAGAATCTGGAGCATCTAGGACAAGACTTGATATCTATCTCGCAGACGATGACTATAGTGACGAAATTGATATCCTCACTTTACGAAGTGATGGTAGAGTTGGTATCGGATCAACACAACCTGAAGCGTATTTGGAAGTGATAAGTGCTGGTATCGGAAATGCTAGACAAAATAGTCTCATGGTTCACAATCACGCGCTTTCACCTGGTACAGCTGGAGATGCGATTATTGCCGCCCAAACTGATGAACTCATAGGCAACGCTTTTACGTCGTATATTCAATCAGAGGATGACTTTAACCCACGTGGATGGTCTGTAGGTGTCACCGGGCTTCGTGATTTTAGAATTACACGGAATATAAATAAAGTTAATGCGTCTGCGGATGTAGGACTATTCATTGATGGTACTACCCGAGATGTGGGTATAGGCACAGATGCACCACGCGGTGCCCTTGAAGTTAATGGTAATGTTGTCATTGGGCAACAACTTACATTTGGGGGTGTTACTGGCGATGAATTTGGTAATACTCATATTATTGAGAGACGATATACGGCTGGTCAATCAAGAAATGAGTTATTATTATTTAAAGGTAATGACGCTTCGTCTGTTGATACAGGACCCGATAGAATCCGTCACATAGCTGGAGAACACGTTTTTCAGACATACACATCTTCTGGAGAAACCTTGTATGGTCTAAACCAAATCCTTTCCGATATGGATGGACAAACCGATAAACCACTCGTTGTGTGTGATAATCAAATCGTTGTCGTAGGTGGTACAAGATCTGACGCTGATAACAGAGGTCCAAATACTAAATTAGTTGTAAATGGTGATATTGAGTTTGGTGGTGGCGGTGCGTTTAGATTAACTGGGTTTCAATTTTCAACTGATGATGGTGGATTCAATATCATAAGAAGTCTTTTAGATGGCTCGGCACGTCGTCCGCTTACATTTGTACACGAAGTTGATGCTGAAAATGATGCGGAATTTGCCCGCTTTGATGGGGATGGTAGATTGGGTATGGGTACAGTGGCACCAAGTTCAAATATTCACGTGTACGATACAACTCCCGGTAATGTGGATCTACTGAGACTTGAGAGCTCTGGTACAGATAAAGAAACTGGTATACTTCTGTATACAAATGACGGAGAAGGTGGATATGTGAGAGCCTTTAGTAATACTGTAAATAATACAACTGGTCTTGTGATGGGTGTCGCCAATAATAGTACACAGACAAATTGTATCCATTTGATTCATTCAAGTAATGTGGGCATAGGTACACATAGCCCAGCTACAAAGTTTCATATATACGATGGAAATGCGTTGGTGGAGAATTCTTCTTCAAATGCTGTCATCGAGCTCAAGACGAGTGAGGGGTCTGGTCACTTTTATTTAGATACAACTGGTAATGTATTTATTAATCCAACTACAACGAGTAAAACTGCCTTTATAAAAGGTAGTCTTGATGTTTCTGGCGATTTGGCTGTTGATGGTATTATTGATTTTTCAATTATTGGTGTGAACCTTGGCGGTTTAGCACCACAAGCCGATATTCATACCGGTGGTGGTATCATAACCAATTCTCAACAAGTTTCTAGAAAAACATACGCCCAGACATTTTCTGTGGGTGAAGGTACTGCTAAAGATATTCAACTTATGTTTGGAAATGGCGCCTTTTATGCGAAAGTGACAGCTATATTGAGGAGAACTGATGGTTCAACCGTCAAGGATTTGAGTACAATGATTCTTGAACTTCAAGGGGGTACTGGGAATGCGACTCTATCAACCCTTGATATCGCCATCGGGACAAAGAACCTCTTTGGTGGAACAAATAGTTACCCGTGGAGTCCAACGGTAACAACTGGTATCCGTGGCATAAGCATTACACCATACAACACAGTTAGTGCGAGAATATACAGTTATGATATATTCGTGGAACTCACATCGGCATGCGGTGGTAAACTAGAAAAAATCACCCGCGATCTTACAAATGTCGCCAATCTTGATAATGGAACGGGTGGTCAGACACAAATAGTAGCTTTTACGTATTAATTTTACCATATGGGGATAAACCCACTGGTAGAATTAAATTTCAATTTACGCCCTGATGGAATCAGAGACGGCTAAGAATAGAACGCCGACAATGAAAGCCATGACGACGTAATTACATTCGGTTTCCTCGGGGCCAACCTCGGGCTTGGGTTCAGCCTTGGGTGTGACAACAACTTGCTGTTGTCTGACGGGAGGTTCAACTTCCTCCAATGGACAGTAGCCTATCATTTATACTGTACTTAGAGATTAATTTCAGTCTTCTTCTTTTTTCGGCCACGCTTTGACTTGGAACCATCAACATTGACCTCCTTTACTTCACCCCCAGTGGACTCGCCTGAAATTGAAACAATATCGGATACGTCGTCGTCATCTTGTTCAGACACTGGGATAGGCGTGGTATTCATTGGTGGTGGTGGGGGCATCATAATACCACCCATGAGACTGGAGATATCAATACCTGGGCCTTGCATCTCATATTGCCCAGTACCACCCACCGGAGCCGCATCCGCAGGACCCGATGGTGCACGTGTTGTATTTTGAACAGCAGCCATCATATTCTTCACAAGGTCTGGGTTTTGTTTGAGGACATCATTCATATTGGGGAGGGCGCTCTTAAACATACTGTTTGTCAAGTGGAACATCATTGCCGAACCACCCAACATCATAATGAGCTTCACCTCTGGGGCAACATTGACCTTGGAGCGGTACTTCACATACAGCTCTTCAAACACTGTATCGTAGTCATCGACATTCTCCATCACAGACTCAGACCAACCCTCCAATTGGATCTCGAAGGGGTTGTATCGCTTGTTGAGAAACTCCAAGCCAGTCACACAGGCCACCAACATACGTCGAGAGAAGCGTATGGATTGTTCAACATCAATACTGTAGGTAATTCGCTTGACTTCTGTGCGAAGGTCTTCAACATTGGAGTAGGCGTTGAGTCTCTTGTTCACAGCAAAGCCCTTCTTCTCAAGGCGACCCAACTTGTTCACGAGGTCGCTCTTCTCTTCATCTATGGAGCTGTATCCCTTGGAGGGCTGCTCCTCTTGTGGACCCGGTCCCTCATCATCAAAAAACATGGGTTCATCTTCACCATAGTCAATTTCTTCATCTTCTTGGGGAGCTGCTGGGGCTGATTGTTTGTTTGGATTCACAAAGGCATCCATGGGTTCTTGGTATTGTTGTGGTGGGGGGCGTCGCACTTGAGGTTGGGGGCGTCGCGCAGGCTGGGGGCGTGAAGTTGAGATCTCAATTTCATCCATCAGGGCCTGTTCATCAGCATCCAATTTCATTACATTAGTACTTCCACGATCTAAGACAATTTCTTCGTCCATCTACTCTCTAATAGGAAACTATTCAATAACCTTTAACGCACTTTAGAAAAAAATATGTACATATTATAAATGTTAAACCTTAACCGTGCTAACCGAAATGCCATCATGGCCATTTTCGTCTTGATCGCTTTGATCTTTATGCTCGGTGCAATGAAGAGCGTCAGTAAGTATCAACCCAGACCAATCACTATCAAGGCAATCAGTGAAAAGTCCATCTTTGACCTTGAGAATAAGGTGGAATGTGCGGCGGGTTACAAAGATGGTAGCACGTACAGCAAGGCTTTGACTCCAGGTGGCCTTTGTGGTGCCAGGGAATTGGTGAGAGACCACGCAGGCTACGAGATTGAGGATGGAATTGGCGGATCTTTAATCTAAGCTAATACTAAATGGCTTTGGTGACTTCGTCCCAGACTATCCCAGATCTTGACTATGAGTATCACACCATAACTGTCGATACAATCGGTCAAGCCAGTGCGAATACTTTTACGTGCCACTTTCAGCAACCCCTAAAAAATGTAGTTCAGGCGAGACTTTTGGCCGCCCATATTCACTCAAATGTTATCACCGAACATTGTTATATTTCCATCCAAGAGTTGGATTCTATCTTCAGTGATCGCGCTTCAAATGTTTTGACTGATCAGGGGCACTTAAGTATGCTTCGGGGTTCATTTGCAAGTCTCATAACTGAGAATGATACTCACAATGCTGGCAACTCACTCATTACATTCAAGGATAACTATCCAATTGTAACGCAATATATCGATCCAATTAGACGTGTAGATCGTCTCAGTGTAACGATCAGAGATCAGAATGGTAATACGATTAAAAATTCAAGCGAATCGGGTGCTAATTTCTTAGTTTTTAGATTTGTGTGTAGAAAACCAAACTTGTAATTTTCTTCCCTTAAAGTAGTAATAACATGTCTTCGGGTATTGTTCAACTTGTAGCAATTGGTGCTCAGGATGAGTTCATTATGGGCAACCCAGAGATATCGTTTTTTAGTTCAACATTTAAACGACACTCTAATTTTTCACAATCCGTCGAGAAACAGACGATACGCGGAGATGTGAAAAATCATTCAATGTCAAGTGTTCAAATTGAGAGATCGGGAGATCTTTTGGGATACATCTATTTGACGATAGACGACACAACCCAAGCCCTTGATACTTCTCGGTGGGATCTCCTCATTGATAAAATTGAACTTCTCATTGGTGGTTCAGTAGTTGATACACAAGACTCCATATTTACAGAAAAGATTGCTATTGATACATATGCTCAGAACGTATCTCGCAGTGCTATCGGTACACACCCAGGTGTACACGCACGTTCATACTTTTATCCCCTCCGTTTCTTCTTCTGCGAGGGACCGCAGTGTGCCCTCCCTCTCGTTGCCCTCAACTATCACAATGTGGAATTGAGAATTCACTGGGGTTCCCAAGCGGCAAACTACAATTTTGAAATGTATGCCAACTACTACTACTTGGACAATGAAGAGCGGGGCAATATCGCGACACGCACACACGACCTTCTCATCACCCAGGTACAAAAGAACCTCCCAAGTGGTGAAACTGTTCAAGATCTTACCTTCAATCACCCAGTAAAGTATCTCGCATCCTCTGATACCACCACAAATGGCGCTCTCACATCACCAACAAATAAAGTCAAATTGAGTATCAATGGTGTTGAACTTGGGAACTATAGATGGGGAAAGCCACACTACATTGATGTGATGAACTATTATCATACAAACTTTGTGACATCCCCAGACTTTTTCCTTTACTGTTTCTGTCTCATGACAAGTTCTTTACAACCCACAGGAACTCTCAACTTTAGTCGCATTGAGTCAGCAAAGATTATGAGTGAGGGGGTCGCCATTAATGACCCAATTTACGCAGTCAATTATAACATCCTTCGTATACAAAATGGAATGGCAGGTCTCCTCTACGCAAATTAATTTACCCCCCTATATTAAATGGTCAAGAACTTACCCGCAGTAGAGAGATCTACCAAGATTCGGTTTGGTAAGCATGT